AGTGCGTATTAGGTTGGGTTATGGTAAAAGTTGCAGTCATTTCAATTACTTATAAAACTCCCAGTTTTGGGAGTTTTAACAGTGAATCGGAAAGAGATGACAAAAAACTTTGTTTTTCGTGAATTTGAATGCGGATTAAGCATCGAAGAAGCCGCAAAACTTTGTTTTAAAACTGTGAGCGAGGTCAAACGTTGGGACAAGGGAGAGAAGATACCCCCAATCTGTAAAAGGCTGATGCGCTGGCACAGCAGGAAAGAACTCTATCACGGTGATGAGTGGTGGGGCTTTCGTATGGAAGGTGGAAGGTTAATACTGCCAACAGGTGACAGGGTAGCGCCTCAGCAAATACTTTACGCAATAGCCATCATGCAAATAGAAGCACCAGAAGATGATCTAGCTCGTTCAAAACTTCTAAAATACGCAAGAGCAATGGTAAGAATTAAGGGGCTTTAAGCCCCTCTATACTCGGCCAATTGTTTGATTTTTCGAGAAATTTTATTATCTAAACCTGATTTCCAGAGCTTATATTCATTATCGATAAATGAAGATGGTAACATCGCTGAATTTTTTTCAACAAAATATGCAAAGCCGATACTTAAATCAATACTCTCTAATGTTAAAAGCTTCATACTAGCTTTTGACTTAACGAGGAGCATATATAAGTCTATATATTTCCGAGTAGAGCGATACCCATTTTCTGCAAGATAATCAGTCAAGAATTTTATAACAGGGGAGATTAGTAACTTTATTCGTTCAACCTCTTTTGTTGGCCTTTTAACTCGTGGTAAAAGCAGATAATTTAACAATCTGCTCTTTAAGCAACCAAGAGGATTCAAAATTCTAAGATTTGGATGCGGGCAAAGCTCAAACACTTCAGGAAACTCAAAAAGAGAACAATGCTGTTCTAGCCTCTTGTTCTTAAAGTCAATGCTATGAAAACCAGCAGGTTCACTCAATATATCAACAATATTAGGTGATTTTTTGTGAGAATCTTGCCATTCGATGATATCTAAAAACAATGCTCCGTCATGTTCTTTAATATTGTGAGTTATCTTATCTAAGAGAATACTATGCCCAATTTCAGGAGTAGCATCGCTTATGGAAGGCATCTCAAAATGAACATTCCAAATATCTGAACACCTTATAAAATCTTGTTTTAAACCACAGTAGTCTATGTCGACAGATGTCGCGTGTAGTCTTTCCTCATCTGTCAATAAGCCATCTATGTCATAATAAGCAAGCCAATAGCTGACGGCTTGACCACCGACAACAATCAGAGGATTTGAGAAAGAGTCTAAAAAAGGGTATATTTCGCGGTTAAGCTCAAAAAGTTGATCGACAGGTACTAGTGCTTTCATTTAAAGATATAAGTTCTTATACAATATAAAGACTTATACTTTATATATGATGATTAGAATAGACCCTGAGGCACAGATATACGTGCATTTTTAGAACCAAAAGACGCTTGGTACTTAGACTTAAGAGAAGGAGCTCGCTCACCTTTAGCAACTTTTTCCAAGCATTTCAAATAGTTAGCATGTATCTTACTTTTTGCATTGCTCATAAAAGAATCCAGTTTAAGAAAGGGAAACAAAAAATTACTTTACACTTTATCTAATACTACGACATGACGTTACAGTAATCAACAAAAAGCAAAGTCATTAATACACTCAAGATTCGCTGTATGTCGGTAAAGTACAGTATAGTTTTTAGAGTCAGTTCACTGAGGCCAAAGTGGATAGTGGAATCTACCCCCGTGATACAGCGCGGGGGTCGGCGCTTTGCGCTGCTCCGCGTCGTAGTCCACTCCTTGTGCGCGCGCTAAGCGCACGACACCAAAAAGACAAAACCCAAAGAATGAGGCTTGCTCGACTCTCGCCGCGCCTAGTTGTGACCAGTTCCGCGAGAAAATGCTGCTACCCACTGCGCTTGCTGAAACTTCTTTTATGGCTTGGCAGGGCGAAGGGTGTTTTTTCTGGTGCAAGAGTATTGATGATCACTTGACTGACTAGCGCGCTTTAGCAATCAAGCGAACCGCCGCGAACGCTTGGAGTGTTTCGGCTATGCAGTAGCATACGTTCAGAGTGTGTTGGAGCTAACGTTATGGCCTAGTCCCTGCGGGGCTGCCACTCCCTGCGCGAAACTTGCCCAACGCTCGCGCGTTGCCCCGTCCTACGGATTGCCTGCGGCAATTTCTTGCAAAAAAGACCGCATAAGCGGCCTAGTTATCTACAGATTCTGTGGATATGTTGTTCATTCGCTTTCGCATGCGCGTGAAGAACGACACCAGAAAGCAGGTCAATAGGTCATAGAGTAATAGCGCCAGAAAGACCGCGAGCACATTTGAAAAAAAGGCCGCTTCCATGAATGTGGCGAACTGGTCGACAGTAATAACGATTTGTTCCATATGGATCACCTAAAAGAGCGCGCCTAACTTTACTTGCGGCGGCTGACTCGCGTCAGGCACCGCCTCGCGCAGTATCGGCTTGCAGGTTACGTTGATAGTGATGTTTTCTTTCGTGAGCTTGAGTAGACAGTCATCGTAATGCACGTAAGCAATCTCGTTTGCTCTCAAGAATGTATCGTCTAGGTAATAGGTTCCCTCCGGTGTTTTGGCCTCCAGTGTGACAAAGAACTGAAAGCCCTTAGTTTGGGATTGTCGTGTGGTGTGTCCGGTGTAATAGAGGGTCTGCAAGTCATAAAGACCAAGCATTTGCTTTATGGTATCAATCCGATGAGATGGAGCAGGGGAAACAGGGCCAGCTTGATGGCCGTCCCCACCAGTAGATAAAGCAGGAGCATTTTGCCCACCCGTTTGAGCAGCGCTATCGGGCGACTGAGAAACGGAAGTGTTAGACGTTTGCGCGGACGTGTCCGCCACCGTCTTAGAAGAACCAAAAACCAGACCGGAAAACGCATAGATAAAATACCCAATTGAAAGTATACCAAGCAGCAAAGAGCCCAAGATGGTGGGATTCTTTAGCAGCATATTGATTGCACCTGATTGATTCGCTTGCCCTGTTGATGTGGACTTATAGAGCAAGTGAGCATCGAGAGGGATTTTTTGAGGAAAGACGTTGGGATCTTTTCCTTTTGGGATAACCAATGTGGCAACGTTTTTCGGGTGACGGTAAATCAGGGGCTTTCTTCGAGCAAAAAAGTAGGCGTCACGGCCTTTATGGAAATAGCATTCTTCCGCGCAAGCACGGATAGCCGAATCAATTTGCCCCCAATCAGGCGAAAGCAAGTGAATATCCCAGTTGTAATGGCGGTGACGCATGAACCCCTCATTAAAAGATAAGGGATAAATGATCCGGCCTGTTTCGTCATATTCGGCTATCCCCCTGTCGTCCATTTCACAAGCTTGCAGCTTGGACATATCCGCAGGGAGATAGCGAGAATTAAAAAAGCTCTCATAGTCAGGCGGCAACATAGGGAGAAAATCGGACAACGGACGATAGAAAACTTTCTCCATACGAAAGCCGATGTTCTTAGAGAAAATATCTTGGCACTCATCAATCACGATGAGCGCACCAATCGGGCACCAACAAAAGAAATGCTGCCAAAGCTCAATCCCATTCTTATCACGGCTGAAGATACGGATTAGGCGAGTAGTGGAGGGGAACGTAATATCAAAACGCTTTTCGATAACATCGAGTGTTTCAAACCCCTGCATATTGGTGACAACAACGCGACCTGCTTTTAACGCTTCTAAAATGACAAAGTAGGCCACATAAGCAGACTTGTACGACCCGTTGGCTCCCGTCCGAATAAAAATAGCCATGGTTAGAACCTCGTAATTTTCCAAACAAACGCAGTAGCAAGACAGTTGAAGTAAATCCCGATAGCTTGAGGGATTTTGAAAATGAAAGCGTAATAACGGATTTCATCCGGTAGGGCATTAAAGAAACTGGCTAACATATCGTTAAAGCCAATGTCATTGAGAAGGTACTCCGCCGTTTTATAGGCAAGCTCAAGCGAGTAAATAAGCCAAAGAAACTTGAGTTTGACATACCAAGCATTACCCCAAACGACGAGCTGACCGAAGTAATCAGGGATAGACTTGAAAAATTCAGTGACCGTGTCACCTGCATTAGCAATAGCGCCAAGCAAATCTAATAAAAATTGCATTACTCACGCTCCCCCATGATGGTCTTGATACCTGCAAAAGCAGCCAAAAATAAGATGACGGACGAAATCAAGGCGGCGTTGTCAACCAAAGCAGGGAAGACACCAGACGTGAATTTAGTCGTGGCACCGTTAGCGAATTTAAACGTTAAAGAATGGTCTTTGTATTGGCCGCTTTCTAGCTTGGTAATGTCGAAGGAAAAGAGCTTTTTAAACTCCTTTGTCTTTTCTGAGTATTCTTTTTGTAAATCGGTAATTTCCGTATTGAGCTTGGTGATAGCATCCTCACCATAGAGAGGAAGCTCCCCGAAATCGACACCAGAGCCAATGCCTGGCTTAGATAATCCGTTACCACTGAGTAAACCATTTAAGTTATCAATGCCTGTTTTGATGGAATCAATACCAGACTGAACGCCGGATAAATCAGTGTCACCACCAGAGCCGCCACCATTGGCGTTAATAGCAGAGACAATCTTGTTTGTGTTGTCATTCATGGTATAGAACAAGCCCTCACTCAAAGCTGCTAAGTTTTGATTAACAAGGCGAGTGTTTTCGTTAATGTCAAATAGTCCAAATTCAAGGGGCGATATAGTTTGCTGAACATCACGAACAGCTCTGACAATGTTATCAGCATTAGAATTAATAAAACTGCGGGTAGTAGCCATAGAAGTAATCATATCGGCTGATTTAATTATGATTTGTTGTAATTTATCATTAGCCTTATAAAACTCCTGAGTCTGCCTTACAGACTCGTTTCTAGTATCCGTAATATGTTGCTGAGAAGCTTTAACAGCGGAAGTATTCGCGGTAACTGAGTTATAAATGCCTTGTAGTTTGTTAATGGATTGAGTCTTTAAACTTTCAATTTCTCTTCTAACGTATTCATTCTGATTGTTTAAAGATTTCACTGTGTGTTCAAAAGCCTTAGATAAATCAGTGCCTTGAATAACTGAATAAGGGAGCATAGGAACAGTGACCAATCCATTTCCGTTAGTGCCCCCACCTGTACCACCAGAGCCTGTACAGTTACCGTTAGCATCACATGAACCGTTAGTATTGTCAGAGCCAGAGCAGCTATCACCCGTTGTTGTGAAATAGCCAGTGCAATAACCTGCTGAAGTGTTACAAGTCCAAGTGTTTTGACCTGATGAACCCTCAACCGCTCGACAGCCATTAACACAAGCAGAGGCAATATAAGAAGTGCCAAGAGGCCATTTTAGAGAAGGAGTATCGCCAATTGGGCATGACGCCGCGTTGGCGTGGGGCAGTGAGCCAAGTAAAAAAAGGGTGATAAATACAATTATCGCAATGAAGGTATTGGTCATTGAACGCAGCATAAAGCCCCCTAAGAGGAAACGCCCCCATTTAGGAGGCGTTCACTCCGGTGTAAAAGCCGTATGCAAAGGCCATGAAATAAGCCACGGCCACCACAACGGTTAGAGCATCGGAGACAAAAGCAACCATAACGATTACTTCAAGATGCCAAGGATACGGCCAAGGCCAAAGGCGATAGCGGCAAGACCAATGACACCAATCACCACCATGGTGTAATTTGCTTGACCGGACGCAATCGCGCCCTTGAGTTGTTCGGTAATAGGATCATCCGCAAAAGCGAAAGAAGCAGGGACAGAAGTTGCTACTACAACACCGAATTTTTTAGCCATGTTACGAAATTTCATAGGAATTTCTCCAACTGATTTAAGGATTTAGGGCTATCGACGCCCCATGGTTTTTACTAATCGACCCAAAACATGACCACCAAAAAATGACAGTAGAAGATACGCCGTCAAATCAGAGTAAAGTTGTGAGTCGATGGTTAAAGAGCCAAACGAAACATTTTTAATGTCGTCCAGCTCCGAGGGAGTGAGCATCACGTAAGTGCAATCAAAGCCTTGAGGCGCAAGCATCAAATAACCGTTGTAAGCAATCACGCAATGACTCATGTTCTTGACCTACTTCTTCAATGTTTCAGCCATGTATTTCTTTAAATCCTCATCCTTGGGGATGAGCTCAACCGCGACGACTTCTAATGGGTCGTCAGGGTTGCTACCAAAGCGAATGTCATATTCACGGTTAGGAACAAAAGCGCGTGTTTCAATCAAACGCTTGGCGTATGCAGGTTCGATACGCAGCGGCTGCTTGTTGAAAGGAATATCCGTGTTTAGCCCTAAACCGTATTGAGCAAACTTCTCAACATTGACGGTTTCAACAGGGCGCAGAACGTTCAGCTCTGCAATCGTGGTGCCCGATTTAGGAAATGTTTTGATGACGATGCCAGTGATGTTAGCCATTACCTTAACTCCATAGTGTGTTTTTCAGTTGTGTGTATGAATCAGGAACGCCGAGCAATTCAAAGTCAGGGCGTCTATGTTTGTGAGGGATAAGCATCCCGAATGCTTCGCCTAAATCGCCTTGCGTCATGGCGATAACTTCCGCTAACGCCACGCCACATTGACGGCGAACCCATGCAATGCGAGCCATAAATTCAAGACCTTGAGCCTTTTTGTTGCGAGAGAACTTAACCGGAGGCGTACATTCGATAGAGGCCGCGAAAGGGCAGATACCCGCAAAAGAGGCGGCAGGGTTGGCTAAAAGCTCGATGTCGCACTTTTTAAGCTCAACCTCGTTTCGATACCAAATCAGGTCAGGGTCAGTAATTTTTTGCTCAAGCTTTTTGTTGTAAATGCGCCAGTAAATCGCCGAGGAACGAGAGCCAACAATCGTTGCTTCTTCCATCAAAGCGCCGTTTTCTGTAATGCGTTTATGAGGAACCATTGAGGGACCTTGACCCCGTGGAGCAGTGCGAAATGCTCCCTCATAAAAACATTTCTCTGCATACTTGGCGTCGAAGTTTCCGGTGTAATCGTCCACGGCCAAGTCGAGACGAACTAAGCGAGTAATGCCAAGAACCTGAGCAAGCCACCAATGAAGCTTCTTAGAGTCGATACGGTCGAAAAGTTTGGTGCACCCCGTGCCGTTGATTTGGACAAAAACGGTATCGTTGTTTCCGCCAATTCCGACAAGGCCGCACTCAACTTGTCCGGTCATATCGAGAATGACCATAGAATCGTTGTAACCATGAAGGCCACGACCACGCATAGGCGATAAACGAAAGCCCATGATTTTGGACATGAACAAATCGAAGCGATGAAAGAGCATCTTTGACACTTTGTTTTTGTGCGCTTCCATATGGCGCTCGATTTGTTCCAAGGTAGAGCACACCGCGCCTTGTTCCTTGGTTTTAGTTTTTGGCTCGTGGTACACGGGCATTTGTAAATTGATAAAGTCTTGGTCGTTGCTTTTGTCCAAGTGGCGCAAGTCCGCATAAGCAAAAGTAAAAGCCAAGTGGTCAACTTTGACAGGGCGAACCGTGTCATGGTGAGGGTGCTTACATGGCATGAAAGACCCCCTTTAACAGCAATTCGTTGTAGTTTTCGTTAGTGATTTCAACCAGTTGATATGGGTCAGAGCCATAGTGAACGGCAAGGTATTGCTCAAACTCAGGCCAGTTTTTAAAGAAACGATGCCCCCAAACGAAATACACGTTGATCCCGATGTTGGGTTCGTTGTCGTAGTAGATGAAATCACCCATGATAGCGACCTTACTTAGCCTGATAAGAAATCTGAGCTAGAGGCCAGTCACGTTTGATCTTGTGCAAGACAGCTTTGGCCGTTGGAAGCGGCATTTGGTGAGCACGTTTTTTGTCCGAGGTGACATGAAAAACGTGTTGGCCAGATTCATCATATGACTTGAATTGCAAGAAACGAGGAAGAACGCCGGACGTTAGCTGGATAACCACAAAGGGATTCACGCTTTGTGCTAGGGATTGTTTCTTTGCTGTGATTGCCATGATGACCGCCTTAACTGGTTGGGCGACCACCAAGGGGAAGAGTTAAGGTCTAGCGCCCAAGGTGGTCAATACGATAAATCTCGTATCAGTTAATACGACAAATCTCGTAGTGTAAATACGATGATTTCAGTACTAATCAGCTAGAATGGAAGAAATGAGGGAAACAAGGAAACCGCAGATGTACACAAATAATCTGATAGATGCGTACAAAAGCCACATGAATTTTGTCCAATATAAGCAAGTGGCTCACCAATTAGGTTTAAGTCCTCAAATGTTGGCAGACATTAGAAACGGACGAGCACATTTAAAAGAAAATCTGGCACTTATCATTGCTGACGAGATTGGCGAAGATAAAGAAAAGGTACTAATTGGACTTGCAGCCGACAGAGCGAAATCACCAGAAGAGCAAGCCATTTGGCAACAGATAGCAAAAAAGTATAAAGGGCTAGGTTTACAAGGATTATCAATGGCTTATGTGGGGATTGCACTTTACCACGCCCCTATTTCTC